GCAGAGTACCGGGCAGACCATCTGAGCTGTTGGGCAAACCACTACCATCCGGCCTCACATTACTCCCCTGATACTTATCTACGAAGACGCCAGCCAGCTCAGAACCTCCATTCCTGAATGCCTTGGCGAGTACGCCGTTCCCGCTCTGCGTCGAGCTAATTACCACTTTCGTCCCGTAAGACGGCGCGTTAATATCTCCGGGTGCCTGAATATCAATGTAGTGGGCGGGAATAAAACAGACTATACTTGCCGAAGGCAAGTGGATGTAGTTGCCGTAATTAGGGCTGAAGCGGTCAGTGGTGCCAGGTAGTTCGGCGATATCGTGAGGTAGTAGCTCTGGGCGACAACACCCTACACCAAACCCTTTGAGGCCGGCCAAGCCAACCGTATACTTAAATTCATCGAGATAGCCGTACCACGAATTATCGATGCCGTAAATACCCGAGGGGCCTGTAATGCGTTCTTTGATGCGGAGTAGTGGAGCCATTGTAGGGGAGGTGGTAAGGGGGTGGCAGGGTAAACTAAGTGTGAATTATCTACGTATCTAGACCCACGCCTCATTCACATCGGGAGTGGCAGGATCGTCGGCAATAAATCGGCCCTGATTGTCACGGGCTCGGACAGGCGACAAAGTAGTGTCTGAGAAGGGATGGGGATAGAACGTAATCGGGTTAGGAAACTCGGCGTATTCAATGCGCACCAGGGAGCCACTATTTTTCTCTTCCCACGCATCAAGAGCTAGGCTGTCTTCTGAGTGTGCCCCCCAGAAATCATAGCCAAGGTGATTATTCGCATCCGGGTCTGCTTCGCGCTCCAGGCAGACACACGTGATGAGCGGATCCCCAGATTCGTCAGAATCGGGGGGTTGGACGGCCGGTCCGAGGTGTTCGGGCAGAGCCCGGTATAGGCGAGTTTCCATTGAAGGTAAATCTAATCTCTGTACGCTATTGTTGTTAAATGCCTTCTTCTGCTTAGCTTTCACCGCAGCCAGGAATATCAGAGGTATCCGTATCTCGTTCGAGAAGGTTACTGGAGACACCGGAATCAGTTAAGTACTGATTTGTCTCTGTCCAGTGCTGCCATCCCCACATCTCCTCGTTACACGAGGTGTGAGGCACCTGCTGTACGCTATCTGCTGCCCGCGCACGCAAGTTCCGCAACGGACCCGGATTCACCCTGTTCCGGTTCATGAGATATTCCGGATGCCTGAGCATCTGCCGCGTGAGAGCGCTCGCTTGCGTCTCACGGCTTCTATAGTCCGCCTCGCTACGCTCGGCCTCCCAATGCTGATACGGATTCTCTTGAACAGCCAAAGGTGATTATCCTCCTACACCTAGCTTTCAACGAGATCCGTCAGAAACGGCAAAATCCGTTGAAAGATCTTATACATCCTCACATATACACTATGGCATTATCATCCAAGTCTCTACGCGAGCTGGAAACCACCGCACAAGACTCCGCCCTCTCCGACTTCGACTTTGGCGATCCGGAAATCGTAGCAGTCGAAATTGCTCCGGGCAAATTCCTCTCGCTCCAGGAGCCAAGCGCAGAAGATCTCATGGAGATCACGAAGATCTCAGCCGACAAATCTCTCGACGAAGTTCAGGCCACGCTCAAGACCATCTGTATCCTCCACTCTCCTGATCCCGGTAGCAGAAAATTGACACTCAAAGACGCGAAGCGTCTCCGAGCTAAGCAAATCAAGATGCTTGGAGAGGCTATCAACGAACTGCTTGGAGGTAGCGACGAGAGTGATATGAAAAGCGGAGGTAGAGACGAGGGTTAATTACGACTACACTGTCTCGTGTCTTGACTCTCGGGGCAGAGAACTCAGATTCCGCGACATCACCGGCCTAGACCTAGAGTATCTAGACACGATATTCGACAATGAGGAGAAGGTGATCTCGGGCACTCAGATCTCTCAGATACTCGAGTATCTGGCCGTATCGCCTCTCTCGGCCGGAAAACTCATCCCGCGAGTAATCAAATCTCTCTACTCCGCCCTCAGCGAACACATCCTCTGCAACTATATGACCAAGGAGATTTGGCTGAAGCAGTGCTATTCTATTCAGAACGGGTCGTTTCAGGGAGTACGGGATATGGAGGCCGTACCGCTCTCAAAGTTTACCGCTATGTGCATGATACACAAAGAAGCCATGGACCAGATTAATAATGAAAACGACCCAATTCAGTGAGGAGAATGAGCCGAGGGAACTGGTTAAATTCATGGTCGTCTTGTACGAGATTGCGAGAAGGCGTGATTTCTTCGAGTTAAGTCGGTTCGTGAAATTGTCGGCCGAGGTGATAGGCCCGGAAGATTTTAATCTTTTGCTTCGAGCGGTGATCAAGATCATGGGAAACGCGAAATGCGGCCCGGATCTATGTTCGGATTGGCTGATGACCAATCTCTATGAGTTGTATACAGCGTTCGGCGTTTAACATGTAAATCGGAAGGCACTGTCCGTTGAAAGCTATTTGATAGGACTGTCAAACAACGGAGATTAAGCCTTGGCAACTTCGATTACAGTGAATGCCGCTGCGCTGAACCGACCGGGTGTGTTTGTCGCCCAGTCTGTTACCGGCGGACTTCCACAGCCCATTGCTAGCCATGCTGTAGGCTATTTGTTCGGTACGACTCCGGCCGACGAATACTATGGTACTGGTAGCGAGGGCATTTATTCTGAATTTTTACCCTACAAGCCGACTCAAGTTGCGTCGGTAGAGGATTACCTGCAGCGTGTGGGAGGCTCTGTACCAGTAGGGAGTACTGGTGCCGTAGTCACTTACGACGCGATCAAGGGTTTCTTCGACAACGTTGGCGTAAACGGTATCCTGTACTTCACCCGTGTAACCCCGACCCCAGAAACCGTCATCGACCTCAGTGTGAGTAGCGCTGGTGCTGGCTACAACGCTTTTGCGTTGAAGGTGAATGGCCGGTATTACGGAACCCCGATCAATGTTCTCGATCCCGACGGTGATGAGATTCGTGTTATCACTACTACCGGCATCGATACGACCGATAACGCTCGAGATCTCTACACCTACTTGGAGAGTGCTAACTCGGATGGTTTCGCCGACTTCTATCGTGTCGAGCAGACTGCGACTGAGGCCACGCAGGGCAAGTTTAGGGTGTTCGCACGCGACAGCTCAGTTCTGCCGACTGTCGACCGTTTCGTCGCTTACAACTTCAGCGATACGGGCTATGCGTCTCCGGTGAATCTTGATACAGCGGATATCGTCAAGCTTTATACCTCTATCAAGGAGATCAATTTCCGTTGTAATAGCCGCGAGGTAGAGACTGGCGAACCCGTCCTGTACGTGGATGGCTCGGCTGTCAGCCTGTTCATTGCTGCGGCGAACGCAGCGGCAGCCGGCACCTACGACCCCACCACTGATCAGTCTGATATCCTCAAGGACTTCCTCACCACCCCAGTCGCTGATGGTGGCGCAGGGCTGGCCTCAATCGCTGATGACAAGGTTGTCGGCGTCTCTAAGGACTTCAGCTCGGGTGTAGGTGCGGGGGACAAGTGGGAGGATGCTGATGCGGTGTACTGGCGCTACGACCTGGGTACTACGACTTTTGCTAAGATCCTGAGTGGTGGTAATGCTGCTGTGCCCACAGGCACGGTTACTACGGTGGGTGGCATATCGACCCGGACTGGCTATCTGCCCGATTCTGTCCAGGTGTTCTATGTGTCCGTGGCCGGCGAGAACCGTGCAATTATTGTGAATGGCGCGACACCAGATGAGTTGGCTGAAGGCCTCCGGGACGAGCTGATCGCTATCCTGACTGAGAAAGATCTCGCCCAGTACTATGATATCGAGGCTGTAGCTACCGGCTCGAATTACTCTGGTACGAGTTACGCTCCGAATAACGGCTATAAAGTTGTAGACAACCTTGTCTCTAGCCATGGTACTCCGTTCATCCGTCCCGATCTCGAGGACATCACCCTGAGTGGTACGGTAGCTATCAGCGCGGGCACGGTGACCGGCACCAGCACGCTGTTCACCCAGGAGATTGGTGTTGGCAATGTGATCGTTGTCAGCGGAACCCGTTTCACTGTAACGGCTATTGCCAGTAATACGAGCGCGACTGTAACCCCCAGTACTGTTACTGTTGCCGCCGGAGCTACCGCGAGACTGGAGAAGTCGCTAGCCAATGGCTACACCTCCTTCGATTACGTACTTCGCGTCCGTATTACCGCTAAGAACGGCCTCGTGAGCCCGGTCCTCCCTGGCGTTAATCGTCAAGGCCTCACAGACAGCAATGTTGTGAAGCTCACTTCGGTGGCTGAGAATGTCGGCTACGAGAGCTATAAGCTCACTTCGGCAGCCAAGGCTCAGGACTTCGTCTATGCCATTGAGAAGGGCATGAGCGATGAGTACTATGCTCCCGGATTCCTGATGGCTCCGGAGGCGTATGCGACGCTAGCGTATTCTGCCGACTCCGACCTCGCCTCGCGAAACGAAGCGGTAACCGAGCGGCTGAAGGTGACTCAGACTCTCGTCGCTGCCGCTGAGGGCCGCTTTGGCGTCACTGAAGGCATCAGCAACACCCAACACGTCGCCCTGATCGACTGTGGTGGTGACATCGAGAACCTCTCTCAGGCACAGGACGAACTGGACACCCTGAAACGGACCGTCGGCTCGTTCTACGGCCACGCTGCCTTCTACGCCCCGTATGTGAAGAATCTGAGCGATCGTTTCGTGCCCTCCAGTTCGCTGGTAGCAGGTATCGCCTGCGGTCGTTATATCAACGAAGGTTTCCAGCAGCCTCCTGCCGGCTCGAGATATCCTCTGCGTGGTGTTACAGGGCTCAAGTTCAACATTACTGCTCAGCAGCAAGAGGTTACCTACGCTCTGGGCCTGAACCCAATCCGGTCTCTGCCGAACCGTGGCATCGTGGTTTGGGGCGCACGCACGCTCTCAAGCAGCCCGTTGTTCCGGTTCGTAAATACGCGCGTAATTCTCAACGTGCTAATTGACGTGATGAACCGCAGCTTTGATGATATTCTCTTCGAGTCTATCGATTCGGCCGGTACGGTCTACTCTCGAGTGAAGTCGATTGCGAACCAGGTTCTCAATCAGTTCTATAGACAGGGAGCTCTGTTTGGTAATCGCCCCGAGCAGGCGTATCTCGTGGTTTGCGGAGATTCTAACAACTCCGCCACTCTCCTCGAGCAAGGCACTGTTCGGATGGACGCCTATGTTGCGACCAGCCCGACTCTCGAGCGGCTAGCGATCACGATCGTCCGGACCCCTGTCGGCCAAGTATCCCTCCTGAGCGATAGCTTCAGCCGGAACGAAGAGCGCTTCACCGCGTTCCTCGATGCCACCAATCTTAACGCCTAACGTTGAAAGATAGATATGGCAAGAAGACTTCGCAAAAACCTGGAAGAAGTTCTAAACGCTGATTCCCCTCTGACCGAACAGCAGCCTAAGCGGACCGTCTACATCGAACTATTTCGATCCGGTCCGCAGATCAGCTCGAGCGGTCAGAAGATGGTCTTTGCGGACGAAGACCTAGATCAGGTGGTGACTAGTTATAACCCAAACAAACACGAAGCACCCCTGATCATCGGTCACGACCAGGACGATGGGACCCCGGCCCTAGGCTGGGTCCGAGAAGTGTGGCGGAAGGGCAAATCGCTTTGGGGGAAAGTTGAACTTACCCCTAAGGCGGAGCGTCTTATTCGCGACGGCGTATTCAAGAAGGTGAGTAGCTCGTTCTACCTGCCCGAAGCGGATACCAATCCGACACCCGGCCAGTTGGCTCTTCGCCACCTCGGCCTTGTGTCGATCCCTGCGGTAAAAGGCCTCACTGCCTTTGCCGAAACTCACCCCGAAGGCTCGATAACAATTACTCCAAGGGAGTCTTCTATTTCATTCCAAGAAACTTTACCCACTATGGCTAAAAGAAAAACCGAAGCCCCTGAGACCAAAGTTGTCGACCATGCTGATGGCCGGGGCATGACCATTAATGTGAATATTAATGGTATGAAGTCTACAGACGAAGAAGGCCAGGCAATTGAGGAGACTGGCGCCCCCGCTCCGTATGATGCGGAGTACGGTGATGGCATGATGCCGATGATGAATCAGGGCATGGATGTACCTCCTGAGGGTATGCGCTCTCTGTCTATGGTCGAAGGGCCTGATGGCGAGGAGATGGGCGATGAGGACGGTGGCGAAGCTCCTCCGGTAGACGCCGACGGCGCAGGTCCGGATGGTATGGAAGGCGAGATGCCTGCTGAGGACGGTGACATGGAGCCCGGCGCCGAAGACGACGTGGATGATATGTCCGGTGACGACGACGAACAAGTGGCCGCTGACCTCGCCTCGCAGTATACCGAGGAACAACTGATCATGGCTCTGTATCAGCTTGCGCAGGGCTCTCAGGAAATGGGTGAAGGCATGATGCCCGGCTACGAGGAGTATGAGGATGAGAAAGTTGTGACCTCCGAGCCTGAGACCACCGATTTCGCTGAGCCTGACCCTCTGGCTGCCAAAGTCGCTGAACTCGAAGAAGAACTCGCTTCTCAGCGTCGTCTGATGCGTCAGAAGGAGATTACCGACTTCTGCGAGAAACTGTATGAGGGCGGCAAACTCACTGAGCAGATCGTTCCTATCTCCGACCTGAGCAGGTTCATGGAAACCCTGAACCCCAAGAACAATGTGAACTTCAGCGAGGCTGGTAAAGCTACTCAGTTCGATTTTATGAAGTCTATGCTGGAGAAGCTTCCGGCTATGGTGACCTTTAGCGAGGTTGCTACCCCCGCTTCCGCACCAAAGAAGCCTAAGGCTCCCAAGCCCAACGCAGACGGATACGTCTACGATCAGCGTAGCGCTGAAGTACACGCAAAAGCCGTGGAATACTCCGAGGCTAACGGTACTGACTATATGTCTGCCCTGAAACTCGTTCTCGAAGAGGACGAGGACTGAGCTGGATCCTTGTAACAACGGGGTAGCAAGCTACCCCGGCAGAAAGAACGATAACTAAGTTATCAGACCCCTCTCTGTTCCCGGTTACGCGTAAGGAAAAGACTCAGTTCCGGTATATAGACGATACGTCCCTATATATCTAACATCAACAAACGAATTTTTAACATGGCGACAGATCCTCGCTATATGTCGTTCGACCACAAGTACGTAGAGACGGTCACTGTGACCAACGCTACCGCACTTGCTAATGGTGTCGCACGCTGCCGTTTCGTAAAGCGAGACGGTTCTTACCCCGTCGCTGGTGGCTATGCCGCTGGCCTCAATGTCTACAAACTCTACGGTCAAGGAGAACTGACCGATAAGGGCTATCAGGTTGAAGACGCAACTCTCACTGCGCTCACCGGTACTCTGGCCATCGCCACCACTGGCGTTGTAACCGGCACCGGTACTAACTTCGATCCTCAACTGAGTGTTGGCGATACGATCAAGATTGGTGCGCAGCTATTTCGGGTTATGACTCGGACCAGCGATACCGCTGCTACCGTCCTGCCTGCGCCCGCTACTGCTATCAGCGGTGCTACTGCGTACATCTGGCCTGGTACGTATGAGGGCGAGTCAAATCCCTCTACTACTCCGCTGAAAGGTGAGGTTTTTGCGTACCAGAACCTCCTGAGCATCGTGACCACCGGTATTGCTATTGCCGAAGTTGACTCTGGTTCGACTTTTGCCGTAGATGATGCTGTCTATTCCGATGCGACTGGTAAGGCTTCTAGTACCGCAGGTGCCGGTCTGATCCTCGGTCGTGCTCTGGACGTCATCGGCACTGCAGGTGCTGGTCAATATATCCGAGTGAAGCTCGGTAACGAAGCTGGTTCCTGAGGAGAGTAATTAACTATGATGAATCTAGATCAAGTACGGGTAATTGACCCGATCCTTACGCAAATTGCGCAAGGTTACAAAAATACCGATGGTGTCGCTACCTTCTTCGCTCCGGCCGTTTCCATGAACGTCCGGGCAGGTCGTACGCTTACCTTCGGAAAAGAGGCCTTCGCTGCGCAGACCTTCCTGCGTGCGCCTGGTGCTAACATTCAGAAAATTCAGAATGAATTCGGTACCCGGAGCTTCTCTCTTCGTCAAGAAGCGATTAGCTGGTCGATTGCTGAGGAAGTGGCTGCGGAAGCCAAGAACGGTGCTGCCGCTATCGACCTTCGCGCATACGCCGCCAAGGACGCCGCTAACAGACTGCAACAGAGTTGGGAAATCGAAGTCGCCAAGCGTGTACTCGACGTGACCCAGTACGAGACCGGTAACGTTCTCGATCTGGCCACTTACAACTCCGGTGCTGACCAGTTTAATAGCCCGACTGCTGATGTGGAAGTCCTGATGGACGACCTCAAAGAGCAAGTTCGTAGCCAAATTGGTTGTTATCCGAACAAACTTGTGCTCAGCCCCGATGCGTTTAACGCCCTTAAGCGTAACAAGCGTATTCGTGACTTCATGCAGCGTGGTGTGCTGGTGAACGAGAAAACCCTCGCTGAGATCTTCGGTCTCGACGAAATCCGTGTCGCTCGTCGTCTCAAGCTCGGTGAAGACGGTGTTAGCCTGGAGAACATCTACAACAACGTTGGTCTTCTCTTCTACCACCCCTCCGGTGCTACCGATGGTTTCACCCCCGCCATGGATGCCAACTATGGTACTCCGGCATTTGCGTATACCTATACGCTGTCCGGCTATCCCATCTCGACCCC